AGGAATAATTCCTTACTTCTTTTTTTGTAAAATTCCTCTGGTTTGATTATATACTATTATAGTGAAATAGATGTGAGAGTCTATTGGATTTAATTTCATTTATTAATTAAAGGAGAAAGAAAATGAAAATTAAAAGTGTATATGGTGCTAAAAATGTTAATAACTGGTTAAAAGATGGTGTTATTTCATTAGAAAGCAAAGATTGTAAGATTGAAAAAATGTTCAATAACAGTAAAAAGAATCCTAAAAAGGCAGTAAAGGATATTATTGATTATATTAAGTGCCGCATAGATGATAAATATCAATTATTAGGATTTTTCAGAGATATTATAAAAAATGATATTTCTAAAACAGCATATAAATGTATCGTAGATGATGAGTCTACAAAAATATGCTATAGTTATTGCACAAGCAAAAATGTACCTTTTTCTATAAGAGGATACGATTGGGAAATTAGGAAATTTATCCGAACTATCCTTAATGATGGAAATTGGATAAGAAGAGATGATCATAATAATATAATTGATAGATCAAGAATAAATGTTATTTTGGGTGATTCATGTATGAGTCAAAGTGATCTATATAATTATTTGCTAAAAGGTCTAAAACTTTCTGGAAATAAACATGTAAGATATCCAGAGATATTCATGAAAAATTGGAGAGGTGAAATATTTAAACCTGATGGTGGTATTATAGACTTAAGAGGTATTAAATAAAATTATAGAATAAAGAGAGCTTTGTCTCTCTTTATTTTTTTTTTACTTATATACTATAGCAATGATATATTAATAAGAGGTGATAACAATGGAAAAAGTTAAAAGAATTTATTCGATGCTAGATTATATAGATTTGGATAGGTGTAATGAATTAACAGCTTATATCATTATCAAGAATTCAAATGACAAAAAACCTGATACTTTGTTAAAATTAGATGGTCAAGAATTATATGATAATATAAAACTATTTGATCTAAAGAAACTTACTGGATTGGATAGAATTAATAGTTTGGTTCCTATAATAGATTTGTTTGGTAAGATGCTAACTAATACAATTCTTATTACAAACTATAAGACTTTATACTTCAAAGACGATACTGGATTTGAAAAGGATACGGAAGCATATAAAGTAGAAAATGCGAACTGTTATACCTCTTATAAGGAGAATTGTGGAGATATAGCTCTAAGAGGAGATATAGACTCTTTAAAGAACTTTATTAGAGCCGTTATCTCATACAACTTCTGTGCTTATAGAAAAGATATGGTAGGAGTATTCAATTACACCTACCTAGGAAATGGAGAAGGATTAGAAGAAGATTTAGATGGTATAAAAGAATCTAAAGATAGAAAGTTTGATACCTATGTATTTCCAGAATTAGAGACAGAATTAAAATATGCATCTGATGAGCTTAATAGTATAAGTAAAAAGAAAAGTTTTACAAGTAGAAAACATATGGTCAAATGGCCTTAATAATTAGACACAATCAACCCCATAGACCACTACGGTCTATGGGGAGTTGTCATCGGATTTTCAAAAGCTTGAAAATAATTTTAAGATCTTTTCTCTAAGATCTATTAAAGTTTATTTTTTTCTGATCTAACTAATTAGATTAGTTTTTAGGATCAGTTACTGCATAGTTAGGGGATGGGTATGCATAGTTTTGATCTGCAATACCATCTTGAGGAACGCCAGGAGCTTTGCCATCAGGATAGATTACGGAACGAGCAGTACCAGGTAATTCTGCAGTATGGTCTACATATACACCGTTGCCTTTAGCATCATGAGTATAAGTAATTTTGTTAGCAGTGTAGTCGTTCATAGCACGATCTTTGCTTACAGGAGTTTTGTTTTCGATATCTTCAACAAGACCTGTTGGGTTAACGATTTGAATACGACCTTGAACTGGTTGGTATTGAACGAATAAGAAACGTTCGAACGCAGTTACTGCTGGCAATTGGTAGTTTGCAGTGTCGCGGATTTCGTTACCAACGTATAATTGATAATCGAAGATTTTGTAAATAACACGGTTAGTGTTACGAGGGTTCAAGATAATGATAAGGTTGTTATCATTACGCATTTTGTTGGAGCTAATGAATTGGTATACACGGTTATCACTAGTTTTTACAGTTTTCTTGTAATCCAAGATAACTGGACCAATGCTAGGAGGAGTTGTGTATGTGTATTCTTTAGGAGTGATTTTACGGATCAATTCAGGACGACCAAAGATAGATACTGTCATGTTTTCATCATTCAATACTTGAAGCATTGTAGTGATTTGAGTATCAAGGTAATCCATGAATGTTTCGTATCTCCAAGTTACATGGGAACCCAAGAAGTTATCTGGTGGTACGAAGTTGAATGCACCAGTAACTTTGGATGTTGCAGGAAGATTCAAGAAGGAGTCATCCAAGTTTTCCAAGATTTTGTCATCTTTGTAGTTAAGAATAGACAATTTAATCATGGACATGATTTTTGTCAATTGGTTAACATTGTACATTGCTTGAATGTCTTTTGTTTCTTCTGGAGAAATAGTTACAGTCATATGAGGTGCTTCTGGAATTTCGAAGTAATCAGTACGGCTGGACCATTTAACTTTAGGAGTTTCATATGCTGCGGAAGATACATCCAATGCTGCAGATAATACTACGCCCACGATGTTAGCAGAAGATGCCATGAATGTGAAGCGGTTTTTATGCATAGAACCAGCGAATTGGAAAATTTCTTTACGAGTACCACCAGCATTATCAGTAGGAACGATTAAGTCAATACGTTTTTGGAAAGTACGATCATATTGGCCGTATGCAGCAACGAATTTAACTGGTTCAACAGTGATAACTTTAGTGCCTACAGCACCAGCAGTTTCAACTACGATTTCTTTTGTAGCAGCGTCATATTTTTCTTCGCCTTTAGCAACATAAACGTCTTTAACCAACAATTTAGTTACTTTGGAAGAACGGGAAACGTTAGCTACAGTTTTATTTGTAGCACCCAATAGAGCAAGAACATCAGTTTCTTGATCTTCTGGAAGCATGATTACGATGTCTTTATGAGGAACTGCACGTTCGATAACATCTTTAATTTTGTTTTGTTCCAAGAACATATCGATTTCACGACCATCTGGACTGTACATAGTACGAGTTTCCATGGAAAGTGTGAATTGAGGAGTATCAGCTACGTCCTTAGGAATAGCACCTTTGTCGAATACAGTTGTCATCAACAAGTTTTTGTGCATAGGGAATGTGATACCAACAACTGGGTTGTAAGCACCAAGTGGAGCAGCTTCGCAAATACCTTTAACGTCGTTTTGGTATAAAGCATTAAGCATACCATATTCTTCGTTTACAGCATCGATAGAAGAGAATTTAGGATCTTGTTTATCAAAAGCGTTTTCAACGAAGAAGTTACGCATTTCGCTGTTCAAAGTATCGCTCATAAAGAATTTGCGAGGTTCGCTATATAAGTCTACTTGTTCGCTTAAGCCAGCTTTCGCGATTTGAGCAAATTGACTAGCAATGCCATGCATGCTATCTTGTTCATAACCGCGAAGGATGGAATCATTTTTACCAGTTGGATTGCCAACTACTGCCATGTTTTATTTCCTCCTTTTTGAGAAAGAGCCATTTATGCATAAATTGTGTTTTTCTAAAAATGGCAAAAAATCTAATTAAATTTAATTAAATCTATGAAGGTAAGACACCCCTGGCTAACCCTTGCAAAACAAGGGGAATGGAGGCATCTATAGATTTACCAATATGTTTGTATATATAATTTGTATCTTTTTAATTTTTTAATCTAATTCAATATCTTTTACAAATAGATATGGATAGTCTTCAGAACGTGTATTGTTGTTCTTATCATTTTCCTTAGCAGATCTTATATATTCTGCTTCTCTATTTTGTTTGATATTAGAAAGAAGATTAGTGATATAATTAAAAGTTGTAACCATCTTCTGTAATTGAATTTGGTTTTCTATATAGCTCTTTGTATCATATACATCAAGCAAGTAATCTCTACTCATATCTTTCAACTCTAATAGCTTACGAGAAATAAAGCTTAATAGAGAATCATCATATGAAGCATGAGAGATATTATTAATCTTATCAATGGCACTAAAGATAGTATCATTAAAGTTCTTAAATTGTTTTTTAAGCTCTTTATGTTTTACTGCCATTTGTTCAGGTTTTAGATCAGAGAAAACTTCTTGTTCATCAGATGAGAAGTCGTCAGCTTGTTGTTGATCTTCAGGACCTTCTAGTCCTTCGTCTCCACCTTCTTCGCCGCCTTCCATATCTCCATCTTCAGAACCCTCTTCTCCTTCCCCACCTTCACCTTCTTCAGGGGCTGGTTCTTCTCCACCACCCATATTCATATCAGGTTGTTCTGGAGAATCTCCACCACCATCTTGAGGAGGAGCATCTTCAGGCTGTCCTGCATTAGGATCTTCTGGAGCAGATTCCTGAGCTTCAGGACCATCAACAAAATTAGGAGGTTGTTGACCTTCTTCTTCAGGATTAGGTTGAGGAGGATTAGGAGCTTCTTGTAAGATCAAACGCTCAAATAAGTTCATCTAATATACCTCCATTAATAATCGAAGTCATCAAAATCATCATCGTCATCTTTAGACTTAGATGAACTATCGTCATTAGATAAAACTGGTTTGGTTTCATCTTTCTTATAGAAGGAATTGATTAAAGATTTATCGGCACCAAATTTAGCTTGAGGAGTTTCCTTACCTAAAGGATTTACTAAGGAACTGCTACCATTATAATCAGGAGATACTTCCCGTTTATCTTGAGTACTATTTATTTCTTCCATAGTCTTATCTCTAAGCTTTTCATACTCATTCTCTAAAGTTTCGATACTCTTATCAACTTCTTCTAAATAAGTTTCCAGTTTACGTTTCTTTTCAGGATCGGTTTCTTCTTTAAGTTTCCTAGTAACAGAATACTTATGCTCTTTCCATTCCTGAATGGATTCTTTGAGATATTCCTTATTCATATGCTTGTGCATAATATAAGCAGTAATACCTGCAAACAATCCACCAACAACATTAACTGCTAATGCACCAGCTACAATGACTGTATAGAATACAAGAGATAAAGAATTCCTAGTACCTTTATTTAAGTCTTGTAATCTAGAAGTAACTAGAATAGATCTAATAGCTTCTTTAGTCATAGCATTAGTTTTCACTGGAGCCATTTTAACCTTTGTAACGATATCATGAATCTTATCTAAGGTATCATCTTCACAAAGTTTCTCTAATGCTTCTGTAACTATAGACATTTGTTCCATAGCTTCTGCCAAGCCATACGCCGAAGTCTTGGCATAGTTATCACTAACAAGTTTGTCTAAATCTATATTATCTTCACTAATCATCTCTGCATGAAGTCGTTGTAATCTGTTGATATAAGATGTATCTTCAGAGAGATTAATAAAGTTATCTTTCTTAACAGCTTCGGATATTTTATCTAAGAATTTATTGATATCATTTGTACCACCATTCATAAGGAAGTAGTCGGTAACATTTTCAACAATATCAGATCTAGGTATAGTATCTCCAGCATATTTAGAAACAGAATATAAACAAGTTTCTAAAGCAATACAATACTTGGTTTTGAAATCCATAGTATATGTATCGATTAGAGAGCATACTTTATAGATAGTATCAGGAACAGCATCTTCATATAAGATATTATTCTTGATAATCTTATCTATATTAAATCTCTTAGATATAGTAGATAGATTTCTTAATAATCTATCACATTCTGTTTGTTCATGAATTCTTTCTAATACAGAATCCAAACACTCAATAGCTACAGTTTCATCAAGCCCTCTTTTTGTTTTAAGAATAGAATTCTTAAAAATTGCAGGGGATTTGACGTATGGGATAATATCTCTATTAATAATAGAAGTCATTTCTTCTAATTGAGATTGAGTCCCCTCTTTTGAGACGTACTCGAATAATTCTAAAACCTTGTTAAAATTATTGCTTGTATTATCAGAGAAAGATTGCCATGCATAGACAGACTCTTTGATATTTTCAAAATTGTAATTAGTTTTATAAGTTTCATATAATGGATAGGATCTATTCCTCATAGGTTGAAACTCTAGATTAGTCTTTCTATTATATACTTCAATAATAGGTATAAACTTTCCCATACTATTTAATCCTCCCGTTCGATTGCATAGGCTATGATTACATCAATGTTTGTGAAGATAAAATCATAGTTACTTCAAATACTTAGGTTTGGTTTTAAACTCTGCTTTATTTAAAGTTTTTGCATCATCTGGAAGTGTTTTAGTAAGGTCATATAAAGCCTGTTTACCTTCTTTAGAAGTGGTCATTTCATTTACACCACCCATAGAGATATAGTGACGTTTAGATGAAATAAGTTTATATAATTCTTCGTTTGCTTCGATAGAGAATGGTGTTTTAGAAGATACTGTATCACCATCATAGTCACCACCGATAGAATCCAAACGAACATTATTTGGCAATGCTACATCGATAAATCTGTTAGTAGTATTTGTATTCAAATCTTCTGCTCTGATCTTAGGATATTCTTTATAGAGTTTGCCATTAATGATCATAGGTTCAGTTTGAATAGTAGAGATAACTTTAATCTTAGCAGCATATTGGTTCCAATAACTATCGATTGGGAAACGTGTGATAAGAGTCATCTTATCTTTAGTGATATCTAATGCTGCCATATAGATTAAGTCGCACCAAGTTAAAGGACGTTCATTAATAGGAAGGCTATCTACTTTATTTGTGGAAATAAGATTTTCAGCAGCCTTAAGATCATCTACCATGTAGCCTTTATATCTTAGATAAGGTTTCATTCCTTTAGGTATCTTCATACCAGTTGTATCAATAGGAGCTTCGATAGGAATAAATCGATTACTCATACCATGCATGAATCTATCTAGTTCTTTTTTGATACGTTCATCAGAATAAACCATTTGCCAATCTTGGACTCTGTTCCTAGTAATCTCTTTTGTTTTTAGATTAGTTACTAGCATATCCATTTGGTCACTGATATTATTTTCAAACCAACGTCTAATCCAATAAAGCATATAAGGGAAGAAGTTGGCACATAATGCAGCGATTGGTAAACCAATACTATCGATATCTATATCAATATCAGCAATAGATTCTTTTCTTAGGTTTTGAGTACAGATAACTAGACGAGCACCCCAGTCAAAAGACTTCTTCATACCAGCACGTCTAATAAGACCCATCTTTCTAGAAAGGCCTGATGCTTGAGCATCTTTGCCTTCGTATCTACCAAATACTAACCAGTCATAGATGGCAGCTAAATTCTCTTGAATACGCCATCTAGTTTGACCATTAAGGGTCAAACCATACTCGTTACTATTCTTTAACGCTTGAACGTCTCTAAGAATTTTGCCATATAATTGGTTGATCTCACCAACACTAGTTCTTGAATCTTTATCTGTATTGATATCACGATAGCCTACTGGAATTATTACACAATCTTTGATAAAAAGTTTATCTCTGTATTTTTCTAGAAAGTCAATCTTAACACCACGTTTAGCAGAATCGGTTCTTTTAAAATCGATTACTTTAATTACTTTTCTTAAGAACTCAATTCCAGTTTCACCTTCAGGATCTGATTTTAATTTGCCAGTTTCTTTATCTAACACAAAATTATCTGCCTCTTGAGCACATAGTTTAATATTAGAATCTAGTCTTGACCAAATCTTGTAAGCAAGTGGGTGTAAGAATGTTTCTCCTGCTAGATTTACATAAGCAAAGATACTACTTCTATCTTCTTTGGTAATACCAAAGATTTCATTAGAAAACAAGCCGTCTTTATCTGGAAGATTGCCTCTAGAGAAAGACATTGGACTTGTAATCTCTTTTAAGTCATTTACTTTAATAAAGTTAGCGACGTTAAGTGGAGATAATTTAAGATGCTTGGTTTTCCCATCATTAGAAGCTTCATCTAATGCATAGAATTCTACTACATCATTATTCATTTAAAGCATCCTCCATAAGTATAATAAATTCAAATTTAATTAATAGTTCCCATCTAGCCATTAGTGCTAGATGGGAGTTCTATTTGATTAAGTTTAGAAATCTATTAATTTGAATTTTAAGATATTCTTATTAGACTCTAAGGATATCTTATATAGCGGCTGGAATGCTCCAGGAATAATCTGGTTATCCAATCGCTCCTCTATAGTATGAGCCAATTCATCTGATAATAAGGTTACTGTAAAAATACTATCGCACTCAGAAATATTAATATCTAAGATATCAGTATTTCTACAGTTGCCTAATAAAATATCGTATAATGCTACTTCTCGAGAGAATAGCTTATCGTCTACAACTTTAGAGGAAATTAACTGACTGAATTCTATTAAATTCATCGAATTATAAAATCCTCCTTTATGCCTATCAATCACCTTTAAGGATAGAATCCATTTCTTCTGCTTGGTTGGCTTTCTGTACCGTCTTATTTTGTATCTCTTTCATATATCTAAAATGAAGATACACTAGAAACCCAACGTCATAGTTGAATGCTTCAGAAAACGATAATCTGCCTTTATAGTAATTACATAGGGTCATTACTATTGAATAGAAAGCGCCCCGATCGGTAAAAAGGCCCGAGTGAAAAGCAATTGAAGAGCACCTTGAGGAGTAGCTTCGATAGTAGTATGACATTTACCACATTCTGTAGAAGGAATTTGATAAGTAATCTTATCATTAGTAAATACACGAGTGATTTTGTATACTTCACCCATAAGAGTAGCATGTTCATCAGAAGATAAGTTCTTCATGATTTCATAAATAGCTTTAACCTTACGCATTACTGTTTTGGATAAGCTGTCTTCTACAACACCTAAATCGATTGGATATAATTGTTTTGTTACGTTATCGATTTTGTAGATAGTATCAATATTAGCCATGATTTGAACTACGTTAGCATATTTAGATGCAAATTCATCTGTCAATGCAGCACGTTCAATCATATCACCATAGATAGATTCGGTACAGAAACTAAATGCATAGTCTCTGGATACTTGGATAGGTTTTGTTCTGAAAAGTTTAGACTTTACAGGACGGCTATGCAAGATATCTTCAAAGCGTTGTTTAACTTCATCATTAGGGTATACCACCATATCTTTAACATCCTTCTTATTGATAAAGAGGTTGTTACATTTATTATTAGGGCATTGATAAGATAAGTAGTTTGTATCTTTGAAGTTTGCCATATACATAGCAAAGATCATACAGTCCAAATCATATACAGAGATTTGTTTTAACCAAGTATCAATATCTGGTTTCTTACCTACAGTGTGGCGATACATGATATTGAAAATAGTACGAAGACCATTAATGGAAGTCATATCTGTATTTTGAGGATTCAATTGAAGTAACTCTTCGCCAGAGATAGGAGTCATTTCGATTGGTTTACCAGTGTATTGTAAACCCCAAGTTACTGTGTAAGAAGAACGTTCTACTTGAAGAGCAGATTTTAATTTAATAGGTTTATTGGAAATGGAGAATCCATCTAAATCATTACTACGTTCAAGTTTCAATTCTTCCAATACTTGAGATTTATATTGTTGGCTAAGTTCACGAATTTCTTCTTCAGTCAATTCTGGTTCATCAGATTCTACGTCAGCCATTAATTCTTTTTCTTCTGGATCTTCTTCCTCAGCTAAAGCAGAAGAGTAGCTTACATCTTCTTCATCTACGTCTTCTTTAATTTCTTTTTCAGCCATAGAATTAGTTACTTTAGTATCATCAGATTCTTTCTTAGAAGCTTCTTCTTTAATTTCTTCATCTTCACCTTGAATAGGAAGAACAGATTTAGGAGTAACTCCTAATTCGACTGTATCATCATCTAAGAAGGAGAATTCATCTTCTTCCTCTTTATCATTTGTGAAGCTATCTACTTCTTTTGCTACATCAGAACTCATACGAGGAACTCGTTTGATAGTTTCTTCTTTAATACCGAAGTAATCGTTATTAGTTTCAACAGTTTTATCACGAGCCACAGTGAATAAGATATAACCTTTGTGTTCGTAATCTGTAATACCATCAAAGCGAGGTTCTGTCTCAATGATCTCTTCAATCTTTTTAATAAATTCTGAGAGATGAGGATTGTTTTTAGCCCGAGCCATTAATTTTTCATATTGATTATTAACGTACTCTTCCTTACCTTTAGTGATTAGACCTTCAGGACCTGTGAGTTCAGATTTAGTACGAGCAATTTCATGATCTGCCATATCTACTAAATTATCAAAGTTCTTTTTGATAGCATCATCAGGTTTTGTTCTTGGTTTCTTAGCGATTTTATCTACATTGTGAATTACTTCACCATATTGAGTCAAACCATCATCACCGATAGAAGTGTTCTTAGCGATTTCCGCTAAACTAGATTTAGCTGCTTGAGTTTCTGCAGGTTCAACTGCATCTGTTAAACTACTTTTAGATACAGTAGCAACAGGTGGTTGTTCTTCAGTAATAGGAGTAACCTCTACTGCATTTTCATTTGCTGCGGCCTTTTCAGCAGGGGTTGTTTCTGCTTCCAAACCAAGTTCAGATAAGGATATTTGTTTAACTTCTTCCATTTATTTCTTCCTCCTAATAGGTACTTTGGTTTTCTTAAATGCATTGCCAGTTGTATTTTCTCTTTCGATAGCACGTTTCTTAGCACTATCTAAAGTAGTATCAAGATAATCTGCCACTGCTCCCTCATCATACTTTCCTTTATATTGTAATGACGGTTCAGCATTAGGCGTTGTGTTAATACCAGGCGCTCTACCAGACTTCAATATTGAATCTAGTTTAGACTTGGTTTCTTTCTCCCTAATCATTGATTCTTCATTATAGTCTTCTTCTTTGATTAGTTTAAGAATAGATGGATTGTCCTTCATTCGAACCCATATTCTCATAGAGCTACCTATCCCCTTTACAAATAATATATTCGAATTTACATTGACATCAAACCGTCGATAGTGTTTTGAGCAATGTTATACAAGATACTAAATCTAGTTTCTCGTATTGTTATAGAGAAAAGAATCTTATTATCTAAAGAATCTTTTGGTCTATAAAGAGATACTTCTACCTCAACTGGTAATAGTTCTGGTAAGTATAGAGTCATTTGCTCTTCAAGTTCTTGCCTTAAAGTAATAAGTTCTTCTTCAAAAGCAAATCTGTATCTACCACGAATATCTATACCTAAATCTGGATAGTCTGGGTAGGTTCCCTTTTTGAGGAGTAATAATCTAACTATTAATAATGCTGCAGAGTTCATCTTGCCAGTTTCAATTTCACTGAGGTCTAAAACCTTTGGTTGGTTAAGATCATTCACATCTAGAAGATAATCCCTAATATTAGCATTTGTGTTAGTTAAGCTATTAGCCAATTTATTCACCGCCTCTTTACAAAATTGTATTACTTATAAAAAAATATACTCCAAGTACTTGGATGTCGCGAATTTAAAAATTATTGGGGACAAAACATTTAAGTGTAGAAGTATATTAAAGAAGATTTCTTATACCCAACCTAAACGTAGATAATCTATCCATATTGATTTTAATAGTCATGCCATCAGATAGATAGTCTATTCATTTCCAAAATCTTTTTTTGATATACTGGATTGGTAGTTTTACTCTCCAAGTATTAAAATATAGAAGTTGTTTTTCCGTTTCGTTTTTCCAAATAAATTCTATGTTTTTCCTCCTTCAGTATTATATATAATATACTTCTACAAACCTCTACTTTTACACATGTATTACTTACTTAACCTTATGAGTATAGGCTTAATTTGCCTATACTCGACATTTTTGTAATTACGAATAACTTAATTTACAGGAGGGAAATAAATCTTATGATAGATGAAGCTATGGGTTTAGCTAGTATGAACCCTATGGTTGGTACTACTCCAAATAATAATGTTATGCTCCTTCATAATATTGATGATAAAGACCTATCTGATGGATGGGATAGTTATGGATTAGCAACGACTTTAGATAAAGATGATGCTCATATTACAAAAGATAAAAATGGTAAACTAGTTGCAAGACCTAATAGAGATTTAGAAGGTAAACTAGTAGAGGTTTATATTTGTAAATATGATAAGGTTCAAGAAAATTTTGATACCTTATATAATATCTTAGATACTCCTTATGAGTCTAGAGAATTAGAGCAATCCATTTATGAAATGGCCACTGGTCATATCTCTCTTATAGAGAACTTTGCTAAGATAGATCATCTTTTAGAAAAGGTTGAATTAAAGAAACTTAGCAAGATTATATCTTCTGATGCGGATAATATGGAAAGAGAATTAGGTCAAACAGATCGTTTAAAGAATGATGGATCTTATACTCCTTCTAATCCAGATGAAACTGCTGCTAGCGGTGTTAGTTTATTAGCATCAGCTGATTATACTTTCTCAGAGTCTTTTGGTCCTGAAGATGATCAATTAGAAAATAAGAAAGCAATTATTGAAGCTCTTATGTGTGATATAAAGAAGGATCTAAAAAATGGGAATTATTAATGCAGAACGATACTTCCAAGATCAAGATAGGGAGTTTAAATATAAAGAAATAGAAAAATGGGTAGCTGCTAATGGTGGAGCTATCATTAAAGATTATTATAAATATGAAAAGGATCTAGAAGCTGATTGGTATAAATTCCAATCCATGCCTCCAAATAATTGGTATGAAGCAGATGATGAAGCTATGAAATTATTTGGTATGGAAAATGAAGCTCTTTATTATAAAAACAAAGCAAAATTCTTAAAAAGAAATATCAATAAAGATACTCTTGATTATGAATACTCTGGTGTGGCTAATCTTGATAAACAAGATTTAGAGAAACTAAAAACCACTAGAATCGAATCTAGTGCTGATAAATATATCAGAAAGTTTGATAATGAATATTCTCCAAACTTTAGAACCATTGTAGATATTAGAGCAGTAGATGCTAAAGATAAAACTAATACAACTTTGAATCCATTGAAAGATATATACTATCCACATTCTGCTATTAAAGAAGAATATGGTTTTAGTCCAGAACAAAAAAGAAAATGGACCCAAGAATATATTGATGATGGGTATCCATTATTATTTGATGATTATAAAACTAGAGATGAGTTAGAAACTGCTTGGTATAAATACAAGTCTGTAGATAGGGATAGACAATTAAATTGCGATGATTTTTCTGTTCAGATTTATGGCATGGATGTTACAGAATTATATGAAAAACAACTTAAAGAATTCTTAGCCGATGACTTTGATGATGATTTTGAAACAGAATATTCTGGATCTATGAATGAAAGTAAACTAGATCCTATGAAGGATTATAACTTTGGCATTGCTGATCAAATCAAAAAGCATCCGACTCCTATGATTCTTCCAGAACAAGATATCTTCTATAATATGAATAGATTCAAATTCTACAGAATGATTCTATTAATAGGTTTGCCTACTACGAATAAATCTGAACTAGCTAAGACTTTATGTAAGAAGTATAAAGCAGAGTTCTTGGATATGAAGGAATTTTTTAATATCAAATCTGCAGAAGATATCCAAGCATGTGTTAGAATATCTCCAGCTATTTATAAATATGCTACTACTCATCCTAAATATATTAAGTTCATTAAAGATTCTGAGTTATATGGGCAACAATCAGTTCAGTTTAAATTCAAGATTAAAGAGTTTATGAACAACTTCTTCTATTGGTTAATCAATACTTATTCTAAACAACGTAAGGTTGTTGTAGAAATGTGTAATGAGTCCTTACCAGTATTTGATGTACACCCTAAGCTCTTTACATATCCTATTGTAATCAAAGGTGATTCATTCTTCTTACAGATCTTTAGAAAGTTGGCTAGACATGAGAAATCTAAGATCTTTGATTTGTTTAGTAATTTCAAAATGATTGATGCTATCCAGTTTACTCTTTCTGTAATAGAAAAGTCTGGTGATGATGTAGATCTAATGGATTACTTTAGAAGAAGAATTAGAGAATTTGATCCTATCAAATTTGATATTAATGAATCCAATCTTCCAGATCCTGGTTTATATATAGATGCGGCTAATAACAATATTAGAGAATCATTCGATCCTTTATATTGTGCTAAGAAAGCATATTCTGTATTATCTTTAAATAGTAAGACTTTAGTAGAATCTGAAATGATTGATCATACAGTACAATCTGCAGAAGATAGAATTGATTATCTTCAAGAACCAAACTTTAGATCAGTATTTGCTCCTATGCTCAATTATACTGAAATAGAAACATTATTGCAAAACTCTCCTAAGAGTAATAATGTATTTGCAATTAAATGGTATAATGACTACAAAGGATCTTGTAGTGGTTTAAAGACTACATTTAAAAAGAATGAATGGGTTACAGAAGTTGCTAAACTTTCTACTAAATTCTTAAATGAATATACTTTAAACAAATGGAATATAGAAGTTGGAAATGATCTTATCAGATTAGGTTGGAATCCTACTGTAGAATTCAATGATTATTATAGAGCTGCTGCTTCTAAGATGGCTGATTCTTTCTTAAAAGATAAAGTTATCTGCAATTATGTAAATATTGGATCTATGCCAGTATATAATCATTTAACCGAAGATGTAGAATTCAAATTACCAGTAGATGGTATTTATGTAATTACCATTAATGGTAAACATAAGGAAGATACTTTGGATACTATTCCTCAAGTATTATTATCCTTAGATGGATTTGTTGATGGCAAACCTATTTATCCTATTATAGATAAACAACTTGCTAAATCTATCTCTTTAGATAAGCTAAAAGAATGGTATGAATTAAGTACTTGTGAATTTAGCTTATACTTATTACCAACTACTAAAGGATTGAAGACAGATATTGCTAGTAAAATAGAATCTATGGTATCTAAAGATAGCTCTGAACTTACAACTTCTAAAAATAAAGAGTTATTAGTTGCTGATTTTAGATTATATATTTCTGATACTTTAAAGGTATTGATTGAGAAATATAATAACTCCTCATTTAGAGTTAAAGATATTGATACTTTACTTTCCAAGAAGTCTCCTGATAAATATACTGTTTATAACTTAGGAACTTTCGATGGTGATGAGTATGATACTTTAGTTCGAAATGTTGGAATCTGCAATACTAGAGCTGCTACTCTATTTGAAGAAAAACCTAATATGGAATTAATTGGTGAGCATAAATCTTTAATCCCATATCTAACTTTAGTAACAGTAAATGAATTCGTTACTTCTACTCCAGTTAAAGGAATGGATAACTCTAGAGGATCTGATACTTTAAATAAAGATAAAGATTTAGAAACTTTTGATTCTTATTATAATCTATTAAATCCAAACAAATAAACACAAGGAAGAGGGTCATTCCTCTTCCTTACTTCTTTTTAAATTTCATTTTAATTATACACTATAATTATGAGAATATATAAAGTTAAACAGTTGATAACGTATTCTTAAAAAATAAAAACAAATTTAAAAAGAAAGGAAGTATTTTTTTACTATGGAAAGAAACTTTAAATACTTTAGAGGTAGGAAGTTCTATCTATCTACAAGAAGAAGTTCCATTAAAGCTACTTACCCAAAATTAATCAGAGCCATATCTGAAATGAAAGATGGTAAGATATTTGCATATGTAGAAGACTTTGGAGAAGTTCCTATAGAAGATGAAAATAAAAGAATGTTCGAGATAGAAGAATCTGAACTATTTGATTTCTATACAGCTCTAACTCCTAAAGGTGTTTGTACTGTAGAAGTATGTGTAGATACTAGAACAAAAGAGAATGGTATATTTCTAATATTCAATAAATACATCAAAGAAGATTATGTTCCAGAAGATATCAAAGATGCTGATATAGTAATCATATCTCTATCTAAAGAATTAGATAGATTAGCATCTAGAGCTCTAGGAGTTGATTTTAAAGATAAAAAGACTTATAAAGATGCTATGAGCCCACTATCTATATTTGAATCATATCAACTAATGCCGTTAAGTTCTATAATCAATACTGATAGATTCAATTTAAAAGGAAGTATTCCAGAAATTATCTATGATACCGATGAGGTTATAGATACTAAATTTAAAGGTATATCGTATTTATATTATGAAGATAACTATGAATCCTTAAAGGGATTAATAGGTATTGAAGACTTATCAGGAACCTTTAAAACTAAAAATCCAGTAGATGGTAATGAAGGTCCAATAACAATAAAGTTTTCAACTATATACAATAATTTAGATAGTACCTTTATAAATGGTAATTTGTGTACTATTTTAAATTGCTTCCCTATGGTTGGAGTAGAGAGCTACGATGAATTCGTAAAACTATATGGTGAATTAGTAATAGGCGATTATAAAGATAAAGATGAATTCAAAAAGGCTAAATATAATTCCTTAATCAATCTATTATATATCCTATGCTATACAACTCTAGGAGATCCAGTTATATTAACTAATAACGATATAGATTATAAGTTAAAATATATCGAATTAGATAAGGTTGGATTCAAGAAATACGAGTATGATCATATCTCTACTATTAGAAATAATGATCCTAAGTACAAAATAGTACTTATTAAATTTGATAATGATGAAATTGCTATTTTGAAACTTAAAGTAGTTAAAGATTTGGATCTAATGAAAATCGGAAATTCTGAAGATGACGTAATGTCAGAAGAGGAATTTTCGAAGTTTATGAATCTAAGTTAGTCTCACGATATTTTTTATCGTGTTTCTATATATTTTCCAGGTTAGTGATGGTAGGCCTCCATCGATTTATACTAACCTAAGTCCATTTTCTAATATATTAGGAGGAAAAACAAATGGCTGAATTATTTAACAATGCTAAACCAAACGAAAAAGTTGATTCTAAGAAAGAACGAATCGAACTAGAAGAAAAAGCAACTTTCCCAGAACTTCTTTCCGCTGGTTACATGTCCTTGAGTGACTTGTCTAAAGTAGTAAATGGTTTGTTCTATTCCGTATTCGATGACTTCTTTGGTTCCAAATTGGAATTAGATCCTCAAACTGGTCGTATCCAATCCCGTATCTTCTTCTCCTTGTCTTCCGATAAATCCAAAGATCCATCTGGTTGCTATGCAGTAGAAGATGCTAACAGCGGTAAAAACATGAACGACATTGCTAGCCGTCTTAGCTTGGCAAATCGTTTGAACAACCCAACTGGTAACTGGAAAAACATTCAATTGACTTCCGAAGGTCAAAGCAAATTAGAAGACTTCTTACCTAACAATGCATTCAACCGTAATGGTGGTATTAACTGGAATTCTGTTACTAACGAAGTAACTACAGCTCCTTCTCAATTCTCTCGTCCACAAATTTACTTCTCCGTAGATATTGATATCTACAAAGTAATCAAAACAGTATTTGGTCACAAATCCTCTACTGGTGGTAAATGGAATTACAACATCGAAGTTAAAAACCCAATCAACCCAATTCAAGATCCTGTAACTGGTAAAGTAACAGCTACTAACTTCAATCTTCTTCTTTGGAGAGTAGATTCTGGCGATGTATATCGTTTAGCTGAACGCTTTGGTTTCAATGGTCTTGGTTCCAACTCTTTGGGTATCAACACAGATCGTTAATATTTAATGATATAAAACTGTCTTGCTCTAATATAGTATAAGGGAATGAGGATAGAGAGAAATCTCTCTATCCTTCCTTTATATTTATTTTTTATGAGGTACAAAATTATGGCTTTCAAAAAAGATGGCGGTCCTATTAAATTTGAAATCAAAGAGAATGGGATCAATGAATTAATCGATGAAGGTACTGGCAATTCTTCCATCATGCTTAGAGAAGTAGGTTGGAATGGCAGAGATCCTAAATTAGAAATCCGTAAATGGATTATCGATGTAGATAAAGAAACTCCTATGAGAGGATTATCCTTTATCACAGAACAAGGTCCTCATACTCTTACTGAAGTATTAGCAGAAAAAGGTTTTGGTAATACTGAAAAGCTTATTACTAATATCAAAGACAGAGAAGACTTTGATGATTCTCTTGTAAAAGTAATTGGTAAAAAGAAAATTGAAAAGTCTAAAAACACTGAAGTAACCATTAGTGAGGATGATTACTTTGATCCTAAGAGTGTTTTAGATGATTAAAGTGTCCTCTTTTATTCAAAGAGGTGAAATAGATGAAAAGTAAATACGAAGAAATAAAAGGTGATAACCAGAATGAGTCTATGGAACAATTAGAGATGTGCAAATATCTCGTTCAAGGTATTGATAAACCATGCAAGCATAGAGATATGTATGGACGTTGTACTTTTGAAAACTGTATCCTAGACGAAGAAGAGTCACCTTTACGTTCTAAGAAATGGTGGTTCCAATGTGTTATCTGTAAGCATCCTACTTCTATTGAACCAGATGCTATGAGAGTACCATTCTGCGAATCATGTATTTCTAGAATGAATGAAGCTGAAGTATTACCATTCACTTGTAGATATTGTGGTAGAAAACAATACTCTCCATCGAAGTGGATGTTCTCAAGAGTTTGTGATGAATGTATTCCTTTATTGTATAATAAGAATGCAGGGCAAACTTGTTTAAAATATACCCCTAAAGTTGGTAAACGATCTATCTCTAGAGGTGGTAGTTTACATGATTACAAATAAGGTGGAATTATGACTAATAATAGAGTAAAAGAATATGATTATTTAGAAGCTGTGCCTATAGAGCATATTCTTTATGCTCAGTTTATCAAATACGATAAACTTAATAGACTATTTACAGAATACTATAAAGATAAACCAGTTCCTAAATGGATTAATATTTATATAGACGTATATCAAGCATTGCTTCCTATATTTAGTTTCTATAAAGTAACTAATCCTTATAATATAACTGCTTGTATTGCTAACCTTGCAATACATTATAAATCATTCTTTAGAAAAGCTGGAATAGATAGCTTTGTATTTTTATTATATTCTCCTACTACTGGTGCAGCTACTCAGCAAAGATTCTGCCCAGAATATAATGGAAAATATACAATGCGAATGATAAATAATAAAGAAGTATATGATATGGTAAATCAAAATATACCTCTTATTCAAATGCTATGCCAGTATATGAATAATATATTCTTCAAGATGGGTACAGTAGAAACTTCTGTTATGGCTTATGATATGATCACTAAGTTTAAGAATAGACAGATTACTGCTCCATCTTTATTTATAACTTCATCTCAATATGCATTCCAATTACCATCTAAAGTAAAAGATCTTATTATGCTTTATAAGAAGAAACCATTGCCTGGAACTTCTGATGATACTTCTTATTTGGTTACACAAGAAAATGCTTTAGATTCTTATATTGCAGAAATAAAGAAACAGCATATTGAAAAGTTTGAAGTAAACCAATCTTGGTTATCTGGATTTATGACTCTTTCTGGTATTCCAAAAAGAAATCTTAAATCCCTATTTAACTATAAGCAATCTTTAAAGATTCTTAAAAGTATAGATGAACAATTTGATCAAGCTACTCCAGACTCTCTGTTTAATGTGGCTTGTAAATTATATCCTAATAAAGGATTAGATTCTCATTCTTATGATGAGATAGTAAATAGGTTTAGATGTATTGATTTAGATTATCAGCTTTATATGTATAGAACCATGCCTGAAGCTATAGATACAGTATTCTTAGAACAGGTAAATGATCCTGAAGCATTAAAGAATATCAATGATCAATATTTCTCTCAAAATCCTATCTTATTAGAAAAACTATGATATCAAAATATAAACAAGAATGAGGGTAGAGTCATAACGACTCTACCCTTTATTTTTTTTTATCTTCTAATCAATTGAGTCATATCACTCATGGATCTAGTTCCTAATTCTTTTTTGGTATTGGAGTTCTTATTGACTTTAGATGTTGTAATACCTTTACCTTCAGAAGATACTACGTTTACATTACTATTCAATTTATCCATCTTACCATTAGAAGCTTTGTACCAATCCATCTTAGTAGTTTTATTATTATTTGCTGTAGTACTATTAGCATCAGCGGCCTTTTCATTATTCGGAACTTCTAGTATTTTAGAGAAGTTCATCATAGTAATACATTTGAAATAGTCTGATTCTCTAGTATAAATTTCTGTTTTCTTATTTAATAAGAATAGACCATCCTTATCTGCATGAGCTGCATAGTTCTTTACAACATATTTCTTATTAGGTGTAAATACAGATGGATCAAGATCATACTTATTTACTGTAAGTTTATTGATTCTATTCTCCAATTCTGATTTATGGTTCTTTATTTCATTAGGATTATCATTCTTTGTAACGATAATTTGAGTACCTAGTCTACTATCCCCAAAGGAACCACCTAGATTTACGTCAGATTCAAAACTACCTACTCCTAATTGACCTATACCCGTTAAATCTGTAACACTATCTAGATTATTTTTCAATAATTGTAGATCGGATTGGTTCATGAATCCACCAGAAGCCATATACTTACCTGCAGCAGATAATTTATTATAAATAGATTCTCCAGTAAAAGATATAGCAGATACATCTGTTACTAAAGAAACAAATTTACTCTTAATATCACAAGATAAAATATCATTAAAGCTAGGGAAGAATGAGAATAGGTTTTTAGCAAATCCAGTTATAAAGGAAGTGATATTTTTAAGACTACCTATTACTCCTTTTACTGTATTTACATAACCTTGCATCTCATGAACATTCTCCATCAATTTAGATGCATTTGTAAATAGATCTTCAAATTGAACATGTGTACTAGAATCTGTAAATACAGAACTGTATCTATCGTAAATAGGTTTTATTTTATTTACAAATCCAATAGCCTTATCAGCAATAGATCCTATCTTATCCATACTACTATCTAGAGCATCTGTTTGCGAGAAGATTCTAGATTGTGAATGGGATGATGCAGAATAAGAAGATGAGTTGATTTTAGATACAGAATTCTTTGTAGCTTCTATAACATCTTGAACATTAATTTCTGTAACAGAGTTTAAGTAGTTATCAAGATATTCTGAATCATAGAATACTGGAGAGATCTTCTTGATATTCTTATCAAAACTTTCACTCATCTTAGTAATACGCTCATATTGCTTATTAAAGCCTAGTATACCATTACCAAGGAATTTACTAGTAATAGATTTAAAAGCGCTTTGTACTACTGGTACATTGATTGTTACCTTGCCAGGTTTGGCAGGGACAGATGTTGGGAACCCTGTTGCTTGTTGCATAACAGTTTCTGTTAGTTTATTTTGATATTCATGAAGTTCTTTGGCTTTGTTTAAGACATTATTCTTGAATACACTATTCCAATGATTAAGTTTCTCTGGGACGTTGCCCATTTTCTTAACCATCTTTTTGATCATCTGTTTAAACTTCTCTACAATACGATCAATATATGCTTTAGTCTTAGCAATATTATCATAACTAAGAATACTATTATCTTTAGATGGATTTATAATAGCATCAAATTTATTTATGATCTTAGCCACATCATGATTTATCTTATAGGCAGTTTCTGTTACAGATAGATCGATATAGTAATGATTTCTTTCAGTATCTACATACATACCTTGGTTAGCAGTATTAGGGTCTGTAGTTTCTCTAATATTTAAGATTACATCATTAAATCTTTCATTCTTCATAGGAATACCCTTACCAGATTTTGATATTAGGTAAGTACAAAACGGTTCATCTATAAAGAATTGATATTTAGTTGGATAGAATACTTCTACAGAGTTTAGATAAGATACTAGCGATACAAGTGTATCTGTTGGTGGTATGATTAGTTGCTTTTGTAATCTGTTATATTGGAATGGTTCTACTAATAAGTGTAAGTTACTCATATAAGAGCTTAAGATATCCATCATATGGGTATCCATCATTGTAGTATTTGCTACAGTCTTATTAGCATCGATACATTTCTTACTCATAAGACCAAGATATGCTTCTCTATACACATCTTGCTTTTCTTTCCCATCACTATCTTTTTCTTTGTAATCTAATTCTTTATAATAGTTTATATCATTAGATACAAATACAGAGAATTCATCTTCTATATAAGATTCTACTGTAGGAGATTCTAGTTCTTGATTAGAATCATATTTATCTATTTTTAAATACATTGTAGCAGTCTTTGCATTAGCAATAATCTTATCAAAAAGATTCTTGTCTAAATTTACATGTGCTAACATTGTAGGCATATTTTTATTTTCATAATCACTAATTCTGATTATATTTTTAAAGTTCTCAGGTTTGATTATAAGACCATCTGACTTTTCTCCAGGTATTAAAATCTTACCTGATACCTTGAAGTTCCATTGTTGCATATAATAACCTCCATTTTATATTATCAGAGTGTCATTATAGTTAAACACAAGAAGATGAGAAGAACCATAACGGTTCTTCTCAAAAAAAATAATAAATTATTTCATCCACTTATAAGTTCCTTTGGAAGCAGCCTTTCTTTGGAGGAAATCTTTTTTATCTGAATTCTTTAATACAGAAATACGTCTTAGTACTCTATCTCTAGCCTTTCCTGTCATTTGGTCCTTTTTATCCATTATTTCAAAATCAGAACCAATACCACCTGTTGCCATATCTTTACCAGCTTTATAACCTATTTTAGCTGTGTATACAGTTTTATTAATAGCTTTAGCAATAATATGACCTACTTTTACTAAAAATTGTTTAATTCTAGTAAATACTTTACTAATAACTCCAGTTTCTTTATTCTTTAATTTTTGGTCATATTCGCGAAGTTTCTTTTCCATTTTCAATTGCAAACGTTCTAACCAGTTAAGATCATCAACGTGTTGAATTGTTTTATTAATAGTAACTAATTTAGATGCGTCGCCATTAGCTTTGATACCAGCATAAATCATTTTGATAATAACTTGTTTGCCCATAGCTTCATCGGCATTGTCCATTGCTTCGGATAAAACTTCATCATTTTCAAACTCAATGGAGAAATCTTCTGCGATCTGAACTAGGATCTCTCTCTCTTCAATAGTAGGTAATAATGCCATTATTCTTACTCCTAAATATTAACAATTAAAATTTTATTTCTTTTTATTTTTAATCCAGGCATGGGCTTTGTTAATAGCTTTTACAATAGCATGAATAACTTTAACTATAAAAGCTTTTAATCTAGTCCAAATTTTACTAAAAGTACCAGTCTTATCAGACTTGACTTTTTGTTCGTATTTTTCTAATTTAGCTTCTAATTTAACTTGTTTACGTTGCAACCAATTAAGATTTTTTACATTAGAAATACTATTAATAAGGGAGGCCTCCCCAGTAGGCTGGCCTCCTTTTTTGATATTATTTACAGCAGTATTAAATCCTTTAGCAAGACCATCTAAATCTTCATCAATACTACCTGCAACAGGACCTTCAACATTTTCACAGAGAATATTATTAAAGTCCATAAAACATTGTTCAACTAAATTAGAACTCATTATGAATAATCCCATAACTGTTCACCTAATTTATATATTATAAATGATCGCCATTTTGTTCAGATGCTGTTGCTCTGTCAGTTGTGGAAGCTGTTGCTTCAGTAGAAGCGCTTCTGGAAGACGCTCTGCCGCCTTGACCTTGATTACCAGGATTTCCAGATTCAGGAGTTCTACCACCTCTATTAACTGGAGTTGTACCTGCGCCAGCTGCAGCTGGAGTACCAGAAGTTTCAGAAGTAGCTGTATGTTCACCAGGAATTGCAGGTGTTGGAGGAGCTACTGTATGGGAATCTTCACCATGCACTTCTTCTATATGAGTATCAGGTTCTAAAGAACCATCAGCAGCATAACGGAAAGTAGAAGAAGATGGTTTATTACCAAAACGAGGAAGTTGACGATAAACAGCGCCTTTATCGAATGCAGTTTCTTTAGCTTTTTCTTCTTCAGATTTAGCAGCTGCTTCTGTTTTAGCTTTTTCTTCAGCAACTAAGTCTTCGAAATGTTTTTTGAAACGAGCAGATGCTTTTTCAGTAATAACTTCTTCTTCAGTTTTTGGAGTAGTTTCAACTGTTTCTTTAGCATTTAATTCTGCAATATGAATTTTAAGCTTTTCACCAACAGCAGCTTCACGATTTGCTTCTTCTTGTTCTAATAATTGTTTAGCAATGATTTCAAGATCTTCAATCAAAATAGCTTCCAATTCTTTAGAATCAATATTTTTCTTACCACCATTATCAGTAGAGTATTCTTTGAAACCGCGTTTTTCGAAGTCTTCTTTTTGTTTTTCAGTAAGTTTTTCATTACCAACTTCATCATGAGCATTATAAAGAGGAGTGTAAGTTACTTTTGGTTCTTTTCCTTCTTGTGCTTCTTCTTTAATTTCAAATACTTCACAGCCACGATCTAACAATTTAGCAATAACTGCAGTTTCCATAAGAGCTTTTTCTGTAGTGCCAGTGACACCAACGAAATTTAATACAGCACCGCCTGGAGCGATGATTTTTACAAATTTACCTTCACGCATTAAGGTCACCATTCCTTTTCATGATATATCATAAAATAGTAATATTAAAGATTATTATAATGTGCAGAGCATTTAATAGCCAGCTAGTTCGCTGCTAATCATAATCAAAGCTTCCATCATTGTCATCTCTGTAAGTAACCCCACGATCATTTACAGCAATTCCAACTTTCTTTTGCAAGGCTCTAATTCTACCATTAAATTCTCTATTACGATATCTTGTAAGATGTCTAGCACCATATTCATCATTTTTAGTACCAATATGATTTGCAACTTTTTGAAGTCTTAGAGCTAGCCAATCAATTACTTTAATACAAATACGCATAAATTTTCTTAGCATATTTGTACGATTCATACTTCGTTCTTGATCAAGTTCTGCTTCTAGTTTAGTATATAAACTTCTAAAAGCTGCTATCTTAGAAGCAAGCCATGTTCTAGGAGCATTTTCATATTCCCTTTTTAAGGTATCCCTCATAAGATTATCACGACCAATAATTATATCTTGCAATGTCTTTCTATCTCCAGGATTTTTTCCTATCTTTTCATAGAATGCTTTTCTAGCAGCATCTTCTATTTCTTTAGGACTTTTTCCTTCAAAAGGATTTTTTTCTTCTTCTGCTTCTAAAATGACAGCTTCTTCTAATGCTGTTTGTTCATCTAATGTTAAATTTAAGGAACTTACTATATCCTCAATATTATTAGATGACTCCATAATATATAAAGCCATTATTCATCCTTCTTATCTAACTTAGCTCTAAATGCACCAGTTTCCATAAAGATAGTATGGATAACTTGAGATGTTTCTTTATAGTAATCTATATAAAATTGCATAGAAGCAAGATTGTAGTTTCTAAGAATTTTGTGGATATGCAAAAAATCATCTAAGTATAATTTAAATACATTCCGAATTCTGCTTTGTTGATCTCTAGATAAAGATCTGTCATTAACCATCTTCTTGAAGAGTATATCTATTTTATCTTTAATAGATTCAATTTGAGATATATAGTTCTCATAATCTGTATGGATAATTTTTAACTCTTTAGCAATTTCAATATCATATTGATTAGAGATTTTTATAATCTCAGATGGGTTTAGATTATCGGTTCTATGAAAGTACTTAGATCTTTTTTCATATAAGGCACGAAGAGATTCTTTACTTTCATAATCTTTATATTTATAAAAATTAATGGTTTTTAAACTCTTTGTACCAGTCCAATACTGTTCATCTAAATATAAACTTAATAGACCTTTAATATCAATCTTTAATTTAGGAATATCTGATTTAAGATTTCCCAACTGATATCTTTCATAATCTAGTTCTGGATAATCTTCTAATTGCTTTTCTATATATTCGATCTTAGTCTTTTTACTAGTAAGCTTATTAGCAGCATACTCTCTAAAATAGGCTAAAACCTTTTTAGAATTAAATAGATTATGAATAGCTTCTTTTACATTTAGATTATCCATCATGATTGAACTAATGAAAGAAAGTTTATTACCAAATTTAGTAATAATTTCCTTTTGCCATCCAATCTTTTCTTTTCTAGAAGATACCATGTTTCCATAGAATTCTTTTTTGAACTCTGTTTCAAAATCTTCTATAGTATTTTTATTGTAGTCTTTGTTTTTAGATTCAGACAAAGCCTTTGTAAATATATTCATTGAAAACTCCTATTTATTTATTCTTGAAATTGGAGTAACTTTATCCTCAACAACTTGCATTTTTAATTCAGCAAGCATTGTAAATAATTGAGAGAAGTCATTATCTGTTAAACGAAGATAATTATATTCACCCATGTTAGTAATCATCTTTTCTTTAGCTATTTGTTTAGCCCTATATTCAGTCATAGTTCTAGTATTAGGATTTTTACCACCGTCCTTAACCTCTATGATTAGATTATAAGGAAGTAGTAAAAAGTCTGTGATCCAATGTCTAGTTTTACCGCCAAAGGTGTATTCTAAGATTGGTCCTGGAGCTATAACTTCGGATGAATCGAATTCGAGTACATCATCTAAGAACTTCATGAGATTTAGCTCATACTTGCCAGTATAAGTAAATTCTTTCCCATCAGACCATTTATATTTACCACTAATACGTCTATTAGCAAGCATCTTTTCTTGTTGTTTAGGATCGTCTAGTAAGTGTATCTTATTGTAGACTTTCATCATACGCTTCTGATAAGTCTTTTTAACAGTCTCATAACATTTAGGATTTCCACATAGGCGTTCATACTTTTGACGTTTTTCATTCCATTTAGTAGGATTGCCACACACAGTGCAGTTACCATGACCTTTTTTATTATTCACGATATCATATACTAATCTATATGCCGTATAACCCTCTGGAATCTCTTCATCATGTTTACGTTCTATATGCTTAACTAAATCATCTCTATGATAAGTTTCACTACAATAAGGACAAGGATATCTTTTCATCATTTCCTCCTATCATTATAATTCAATTATTAAGTGGTCAGTACTTGCAAAAGTAAATGATGAAAAGAATTATGATATGAAATAATTGATCAAATTTATTCAATGTAGCTTCTAATCTTCTAAACTTTTCATTATCTATTATCCCATTAATTCGTTCTAGAATCAATGAGTTCATAGCATAACACTTACCAAAATCTATTAATAGATGGGAAATGAAAATGATTAAAAAAATAACTTTACTAAAATAATCATGAAAATTACTTCCAGTAATCAAACAATATCCTACCCATACTATAGAGGAATATAGAACACAATGACAGGTTAAAAGATATAAAGACTTTCTTTTGTTTCTTTCTAGATATTCACCTTGGAGAGGATAATCTGCCAAGCAATGTACTGCAAATAATAATAGCATATCAATAAGCATTTATATCGTCACCAGCTCTCTTTTTACTTATTTTCTATTATAGTAAGGTCAAGTGATATTGAGCGATGATTTCAAAAAAAAAATAAAAGAGGGATTAACCTCTCTTATTTTTCTGAGCATTAAATACTGCTTGATATTCTTTCATACTACAATACTTCTCAGATTTAGAATCTTCTTCTATATTGTCTGAAAAGTCATAAAAGCTTGATCCTAAATTATCTACATATGGTCTATTGTATTTATATAATAAATTAAGACCAGATCCTGCTATAACAGGAACTGCAGATATTAAAGACTCTACTGGTAATAATATAATTGGAATCATTACAGCCTCCTATTTAATACACCTATTACTACTCACTATTATAGTATATAATTAAACACAAAATTGTACCCATACTCATAAAGAGTATGGGTATTTATTATTTATATGTGTTAGGATTTCCATCAGTATCTTGTTTATTTTTCCAGTCCCCAGCCTTCTTAGGTTGGGCTACAAACCTATCTCCTAAGAAAGTCTTTTGATACTTTCTTATATCAGGTTTATGATGAGTTTTTCCAGATGTAATGCGTTTAAACTTTCTAACCAAACCTTCAATAGTCTTAATAGTTCTTGCTTCATCAAGTTCATATAGAGGCATTTCTATTCACCTCCATTTTGAATATTGTTTTGATCAGTAGATTGCTTATTAGGATTTGTATTAAGTTTTTCTTGCTGTTGTTTTTGATTATTTTGGTTTGTTTTCTTAGAATAGCTGTTTACATGAGATTGCATATAAGAGAATAAGTCTCTATATAGCATACCAGCTGCCGTCATCTTAGCATTTAATGCTTGTTTTAGAATATCACAAACCAATTTCTTTTTATTATAAACTACAGTTTCACTATCTTCAGGATCTTGTTTTGGTCTGTTTTGATTTTGTGGTTGATTAGAACCATCTTGAGTATTATCATCATTAGATGAATTACTAGAGAAGGACATTTTAGGAGTTGCTGTAGACGTTTTAGTTTGATCATCTTCAGATAATAGATCTTTGAAGTAAGTCGATCTAAATAAAGAATAATCTGTATCAGCATTCACTGGTTTGGTAGCCATGCCTTGAGTATTTGATTTATTAACATCAGAAGCATTCTTATTAGCAGCTAATTGAGCTTGGCTCAATGTAGGTTCTTGATTACCTGTAATAGGATTTTTATTGATATAATTTATAATCCCATTTACATCTGTTTCTAAAGATTTAATCAATGCATTATAAGTAGTACAGAAGTTATATGCTTTAGGAAGTAGCTGCTGAATATCTTGAGATTGTAAGTTTACCTTTTTATCAATTCCATAGTAATAATCTCTAGCAAATTTATCAAAAGGTCCTTGTCCATTATAATCTGTTACAAGCATCTTTTTAAACCATAAATTATTTTTATAATCAGCTTGCTTTTTAGCATCTCCTTGTAAGTTATTTGCTTTTGTATCTAAGATAGTAACTCTTTTTATATCTATACCACTTATATTTGAACTTAATGGTTTTTTAATTCTAGCAAAAGCAGTTGTGTATGTAGGAGCATTTTGTATATTTGCTCCACTTTTAACTGGATACTTTTGTTGATCGATTATATAATCTCTATTTTGAATAAGCCATTCATTATTTTGTTTTCCTTGATTATTTGCATAATCTTTAAACTTTTTAAGATTAGCTTTGATAGCAGTTATATTATCTAATCTCCATTGATCATTTCCAGAGTTTTCTGCTTCTTCAAAATATTCTTGAGAGATGTATCCATTTTCATACATCCAAAGAAGCATATCTCTATTCTCTTGAATCATATCTAAGATAGCATCATATTCACATGATTCAGAGATTGCATTAAAAAAGTCATCTTTTAACATAATTCATCTCTCAATTCTTTAATATAATCCACAAGCAATTGGTCTGGATTTTGATTAGTATTTTTATTTTTATATTCTTCCATTTTCTTAGTAATCTTTTTCATATCTTCTTTTGTAAGTTGATACAATCTTACTGGAGGTCTTGGAATTGGTACACGGACAATATCATTATTTTCATCGAAGCTATACAACTCTACTTCATTTATAAATAGATTACCAGTCTTACCAAAATTGAGACCTAACAATACTAAAGCACCTTCTATTTCTAGAGCCATATACATAAAACTTCTTCCAAGTCCAATATGGTTTTTATTTAATACATAGAAGATTGGGATGATCATAGATTTCCCACCAGGAAATTTAAACATAGCTCCAACTAATGCATTTATAGTACCAGCAGCTAAAGCATCTTTTACTTTCTTAGCTACAGTCTTAAGATCTTTCTTATTATAGAATGCTTTCATCTTTTTAGACAAAGGTGTTTTAAGATAATCTTCATAAGTCATTCTCTTATAAGCTGGATTCTTTTTATAAACCTTAGATACTTCTGTAGAAAGATAGTTATAGAATTTCTTATTGGATTTATAAGCTTCTAGTTTGATAACGAAATCTTCTGTTACTTTATCTTCTACAAATATTTTTATAGCTTGCCCTATTAATGTGGATAAGGCAAAGCTTGTAATTATTTTTATATATGCATCTAGAGTAGATGATGGTTTTGAATCTTCAGTTAGATTCAAAGAATAAGATTTAAAATATCCCATATAAATACCTCATTACTTTTTATCTTGATTAAATTACTAAAGTGTCATAGGTATTTGAAACACAAAAAAGACCTAGGAGCATTAAGCCCCTAGGTCAATTGCATTATCTAAAAATAATTATATCTTTTATAATTCTTATAGATTATTTTGCTTCAGCGTCTTTTTTAGCTTTTTCATCAGCTAATTTTTTAGCTACTTCAGTACGGCGTTCTGGGCTAGACATTTTAGCAGTCAACCATGCGATAGCTTTCATAATCATATCAACGATTTTTCTGTACCAAGGAGCTTTGTCACCCATTTCAGCTGTTTTCTTTTTGTAAGCTTCAGCTTTAAGGTTAAGAGCTGCAATTTTGTTAGCAATCCATTCTTTTGGACGGTTATAGCAGTTTTCTTTAATTTTGTCTAACCATTTACGGATAGTACCAACTTCTGCATCGCCGTTGTCAGAGCCTTTTGTAGCATCAGCAGTTTTTTCTGCTTGAGTTTGGGAGTCGCCACCTTCATTTTCTTCAACAAGCATGTTCATGAAAGTAACGTCACCAGTGTTTTCAAATGCTTCAAGCATCATGTCAACATAGATAAATGCATCGGAATTTTCGCTAATAGGACGAACAACTACGTTATGGCATTCGTTAACGATTTCTGGGTCCATGATGATACGAGCTTCATCAACAGCAACAGCGATGGAATCAACATCAATTTCATTAGCTTCAGCGATAGCATCAACAGCTTCGAAGTAGTCCATACAGTTTTCTTCTGCTAAACGTTCAACGTCAGCAAAGTTAACAACTGCAGCACCAATACGGGAGTTTTCAACTA